TTCCTATTATAACTTAACCAAACAAAGGACTAAATGATATGGCTTCTGCAACACGTAATAAAATGCTGGAAATCAGCACCATTAACCCCAGTCGGTTGAAGTTGGCAATTCAACATAGTATTGCCCGAAAGCGTCCGCTATTTATCTGGGGTCAGCCTGGCATCGGCAAGAGTGAACTGGTAGCCGAAGTGGCACGCTCACAAAACCGTCCGTTGATTGACATCCGTTTGCCTCTGATGGAACCCACTGACATTCGAGGTATTCCCTATCTCGCTGAAGTTAAAGTTTATGACAGCAGTGGCAAAATTGTGCGCGATGAGCACAACGTTCCTATCATGGACAAGGAATTCCGTTGGAGCACTCCCAGTGACTTGCCAACTGACGAAGCCAGCCGTGCACTGGTGTTTTTTGATGAGATGAGCGCAGCACCTCCCAGTGTGCAGGCAGCCACATATCAGATCATTCTCAATCGTCGCATCGGCAACTATGAACTGCCGCAAGATGTGGTGATCGTTGCCGCTGGCAACCGTGTAAAGGACAAGGGTGTAGCCTACAACATGCCCATGCCGTTGGCCAACCGTTTTACACATCTCACTTTGGAAGTTGATGCTGAAGATTGGCACGAATGGGCTACACTGAATCGTGTGCACAAGGATGTCGTCGGTTACATCAAATTTCAACCTGGTGATTTGAACAGTTTCAATCCCAGTGTGGACGGATATGCTTTTGCTACACCGCGCAGTTGGTATTTTACCAGTGAACTGCTGCAGGAAACTGATGATACTGGGGCTATGGTGGACACAGCACTGCCTGCAGATGTGCTGGGCGACATGATCAAAGGCACTATCGGTGAAGGCATTGGTATCAAGTTCCTCAGTTATCGCAAACAGGCTGTAAACCTCCCGCATGCCAAAGACGTGCTGAGCGGCAAGGTCAAAAAGTTGAATACCAAACAGATTGACGTGATGTATGCGCTGACCACTGCATTGTGCTATGAACTGCGAGATGCCAGTGAGCGCGCTGAGAAAGCCAGTCGCAGTGGCGATCAAACAGCAACAGTGGAGTTTCACAAGCAAGTTGACACGTTCTTCCGGTTTATCATGGACAATTTTGAAGATGAGTTGGCAGTAATGGCCAGCAAAACCATTCTTGGTACCTACAAGTTGCCCATCAAAGCACCATTGTTGAGCAATTGGACCGAATTTGTAAAGGCCTACGGCGATCTACTGCCCAACGCCTAAGTGCAGCAGAGGCCAACTTCAGCAGCGGGAATTAACTCCCGCTGCTTTTCTATCGGTGTCAACTGTGTAATGTGGGATAATGGTCTTTGACTAGACATCTAAAACGTTGACTGTTGAGTTTTTCATGCTACAATCCAGTTATAAACTTTTTTGAGGAAATCATGGCACAAGTCCCGTTAGCAACCAAACGCAGTCCTGTTGAGACCAAACTGAAACAGGCCAAACTCAAACTGCTGTTTAATCAGCCTTTTTTTGGCACGTTGATCATGCACCTGCCATTGGTTGATGTTACCGATGCAGGATGGTGTCCCACTGCCGCAGTAGATGGACGTTATATCTACTACAATCGAGATTTTTTTGAAAAATTGAATGTGGATGAGATTCAATTTGTGTTGTGTCATGAACTGTTGCATGTGGCGTTTGATCATCTAGGGCGTCGAAGCCACAGAGACGCCAAGTGGTGGAACATGGCCAATGACTATGTGATCAATGCTGCATTGATTCGTGATAGAATTGGCAAAATGCCCACCGAACGTGTCAAGGTAGAAGACATTGACGACAGCGGTAAGAAAACCACTTCGCAGCGTATTGGATTGTATGATGAAAAATATCTTGGTTGGACATCAGAAGCAGTTTATGACGATCTAGAAAAGCGCAAGGTGAAAAAAGAGTTGACCTTGGATGTGCATCTCGAGTTGGGCAAAGATGGCAAAGGTGGCAAAGATCAAGGTCAGGGCACTGATGATAAATTTAAGATACCGGGGCTAACAGAAGAAGAAATGAAAGCAGTGCGTGAAGAAATCAAAAGCAAGATTCTTCAAGCGGCTAATGCAGCAGCTGGCAGGATGCCCGTTGGGCTACAACGTCTGATCGACGAATTGGTAGAAAGCCGCGTGAATTGGCGAGACCTCCTGCAGCAGAGCATTCAAAGTTGTTTGGTAGACGATTTTACTTTTGCCAAACCCAATCGACGTCACATGTATGGTGGCATTTTCATGCCCACGCTCAAAAAAGACGAGACGATCGATATCCAGATTGCCATCGACATGAGCGGTTCGATCTCAAATGACATGGCCAATGATTTTCTCAGCGAAGTCTATGGCATCATGCAACTCTATAATGAATTCAACATTGGTGTGCTTTGCTTTGACACCAAAGTCTACAACTATAGAACCTTTACCAAAGATACCGAAGACGAACTGTTGAAATATGAATGCAAGGGCGGTGGCGGGACCAACTTTGAAGCATTCTGGAACCACTGGAAAGATCATCATATTGAACCAAAACTAGCGGTGGTTTTCACCGATGGCTATCCATCAGGCACATGGGGTCCCAGCAATTTTTGCGATACTTTATGGGTGATCACAGAAGGCTTCAAGACTCGTGTAAAACCGCCGTTTGGCAGATGGGCGTATTATGAACACGGCAAGGGTGTTGAAGAACAGGGACAGGCATAGCTAGCCGTCACAGGCTGCACAGAAGTTGACATGCACATAAACGACTCTTAATAATGTGTGCATGTCAACACCTGGTGATTTCAACTCGCAATTGGCCGACCTTGCTGTGCTATTGGCTGGCAAGGTAGCTGAACGACTGGCTTTTTGGTCCAAAGACATGGAGCCCACTGAACGTCGACGCATCTTAGACATGATAGAGGGTCAACTGCCTGATATCATTAGCAACAGCATTGCCAAAGCACCCAGCCTACACAGTGCCAGCGGCGTTGACTATTTTCAACAACATCTTGAAGATTATGCAGATGCATATGCAAAAAAATTCATTGGTCGGGTGTAGAGTCAATTGAACGATGATGCTGCGCTGAGAATTGTGAAACTGTCCTTTCCGAGAAGCCGACTGTTTACCACACCAAAGACCAATGTCGATACATGGATTACCATGCTGGAACAACTGTTATCATGCAACTATGATAACTATACAGTGACAGTCAAAAAAGACCATTTCAAAAGCAGCACTGATGTTGAGATTGAATTTGCCAGTCAAGACGATGCTGTATGGTTTAGGTTGTCACAGAGAGATTAGGAGACCTGTAATGCCAAAAGAATGGTGGGAAGACGATCATGCTGAAGAGCATGACAGTGATCAGTCAACTGCTCAATCGAGCAGCCATGACCATGCTGATGATGTCTATGATCAACACGGTGACGATTAACTGAGGATTAATCATGTGCCAGTTGCATAGGTCCAAATAAACTATGCAACTGGCACATACCACTACCAGTTTATCTGTTGTTGTGATCATCCATAATTTTCTGTAAATATTGTGCAACGCAATAATTCACAGGAGTTGTTATGATAGAAATGCTGGCCAATATGATGGCATCGATAAACAAAGTGCTATGGTCCTTGCGTTGGGCAACCTCGCAGGATGATGTCATATCCTTTTTTGAAACTGAATACAAAAAGGATGCACAGTGCGCTTATGAACACTGGCTATCCACACAGAGAGTGGATTTTAAATCTTGATCTAGTGGCCATGGTGATAGATTGACGCCGGATTTGGTCCACCTTATTATTTGATATGAATATAAGGATTGAACATGACCGTAGACCTCAACAGATACACAGAATTTGTCGCTGAGATTACCAGTACCGAAAGTCAGGACCTTACTGCGTTTATGAACCGTTTGGATCGTGTAGATGGCAATTTTGAAGCCTATGGTACTGCGGGGGAGATGCAGCACGGACCGGATGTCAACGTACCACTGTTGTTGACTGCTGCACTGGGCATGGCAGCGGAAACTGGCGAATTCTGTGAGATTCCCAAGAAAGTCTTTTTCCAAGGCAAGAATCTAGATGATGCGGCATTATTCCACATGAAGAGAGAACTTGGTGATGTTGCATTCTATTGGATCAATGCGTGTCGTGCCATTGGGGTCAACCCCAACGATGTAATTGAAGAGAACATTCGAAAATTGGAAGCTCGCTATCCAGGCGGTAAATTTACAGTCGAGCGTTCTGAAAATAGAGTTGAGGGAGATATATAATGACTATTGAACTTTATAAGGAAAATAGAAAAATTATCACTGAAAAACACGGAGAGGGTGAAGTTGATCTCACCGTTGGCAAGTGCGCAACTGCTATTAATCTTGGTCATCAGGTGTCTAAAAAAAGCATAGATCTGTCAACATCGGTGAAGCCACAGATCAAAGGTTAAACCTGGTGATCTCAAAGCAGTTGACAATCTCCTGCTGTGTGTTATAATGACATACATGATGTCTAGGAGCGACTGCAATGGATAACACCATAGCCAATCTTGATCACTCTGTGCCGGGATTTGACGGGCTTTACATGCAGGTTCTCAACTTCCTTCATTATGAAGTAGATACTGCTGCTCTCAAACGTGAATTAGTTGCCTATGCAGATGTAGTTGGGATGACAGATATTGCAGAACAGATTCCTGCAGCACAGATCTCAGCAGAAGGAAAAATAGCCTATTGCATGAATCGAGGTGCTAGACTGCGGCCCAGCAGCATTGACAAGGTGCGGAGGACTCTAGAAGATTGGAAAGTTCGCAGTCTTGGTGAAGTGGATTTTGATTGGGACGCAATTGCCACTTCATCTCAGGGCAAGAAAGTTCAACACTATGTTGACTGCTACAGTCAAATTGACAATGCCAAAGCCAAAGTTCTCTCTGGAAAAATCAGCACACGAGAGTTGGCCGCACTGGTACGAAAGATAGTGGCTGCTAGAGACGGCGGCAAACCCTGGGTTACCAAACAACTGCTGGAGCACTACAGGACTGCACTGCAGGAAGCCAAGCAGGATGCTGCAGTTGCTCATTGGGTAAAACCTCTGTCAACCATAGCCGATACTCTTGGTCTGTTGGTCAACAATCGCGCTGGTATCAAAACCAGTGCTAAAAATGCCCGTGTACGCAAGTTGACCAATACTCTAGAACAAAGCGATCGCAACGGGGAAAAAGCCGCTGCCAAGGTTACCTACAAGGATCAAGACACTGCGCTGGGCATCAACAGTGTGGATCCTACCAATCTCGTTGGCGCAGCAGCAGCAGTGATCTACAACACCAAAACGCGACATTGTGAGGTATATTTTGCAGAACCTGGCAAACGACTCAGTGTTCAAGGTTCTCGCATAACCAATTACGACAATGCCAAGAGCCTTGGTAAAATTCTGCGCAATCCAGATACTGATTTGCCCCACTGGAATCGCGCTGCTAACATTCGTAGGTTGGAAGTATTGTTGGCCAATACCAACGGCAAAAATTGGGCACTGCTGGGCAAGTTCAACCGCAACACTATGGTACTTAAAGTCCTATGACCTAGTCCTTGACCACACCGACTAGTATCTTACTGCCCGGCGGATTTATGGCTTTGTTTCGAAAGTCCAATACATTATGCAAGTTGCGTATCAATACCAATTTTTTGAGTGGTTCCATCATAAGTTGTTCAGTAGTTTGATCGTCTATGTCAGCTGTCGAAGATCGCAATGTGGTCAACTGCGGGTTGTCCACCCAGGTTTTAGCCAGTAAGGGCATTAGTTCTTCTGGAGTTTTGGCTGTGGCTAGAATATAGTTAGCTATGTCAAGACGTGCTAGGCTGCTGAGTCTAAACATGGCCATCAGGTTATTGTCACTGTTGGATGA